TTGATAGATTCTAACATAGTTAAAGATTTTATTTTTAATTAAAAATAAATTTGTAGAATTATGAAGACATTAACAGGATTTATAATTGAAAAATTGAAGATAACAAAAGATGTGCAAGATAATGTATCAAACTTTCTTGATGGGTTTGATGCATCAAGTATACAATATTGGAAATCAGAAATAGGGCTTGACCCAACAAAAATCGATTATACACAAAACAAAGATGCAGAAAAAATCATATTACGATTTGGTAAAGCAAATAAGATTGAACAGTTATTTGATTATCTTGCTGCTGTTTGTCCAGAATTTATACCAACCAAATCAGGTATAAAAGATTGGTTAAAATTTGTGGCGACAACAGATATAAATGATTTTGAAACATACAATGGTAAAATAGAAGAAAATTAATAATAAATTTTTATGTTATTGAAAACTTACATGGGCAATGAATATATTAAAAAATTAAAACCTAGAAAAAATGGTAGGTATCATCAGGGTGTTATAGACCCAAAACATACAAAAAAATATGTGTGTGTCTCAGAAAATCAACCTATAATATATCGTTCAGGGTTAGAATTACAATTTATACAATATTGTGAAAATAATATAAACATAAAAAAATGGTCTTCAGAACCGTTAGAAATTAAGTATTTCAATAGATTAAAAAATAAAGAAGCAAGATATTACCCAGATTATTTAATTTGTGATAATAACAATAATTATGTTATAGTTGAAATAAAACCTGGCAATCAATGTATTAAACCTGATGCAACAGATTCACAATGGTTAAAGGAGGCCTGGGTAACAAATATGGATAAATGGGCAGCTGCAAAGAAATTTGCAGAAGACAGAGGCATGAAATTTATCATAGTAACAGAAAAATTTTTTGAATAACATTTCTATATTTAACATATGGCAGTTGTATATAAAAGAGAACATAAAGGACCAAGAACAGCAAAAGATTTACGTGAAGAAAGACAACGTAAAATAAATGAACATAAAGAACGTAGAGTTCATGTAAATAAGTTTGCAAAGAAACACCTAGAAGAAGTAGCAGAACGTCAGAAAAATAATCACAAATCTACTCCTGGCGCTTCCGAATACTTAAAATATGTTTCTGACCATGTTTACGGTTTAGATGAAATACAAAAGTTTGATATGATGGAAGCAATTAACGATAGTCCATTATCTCAAAAACCTGGTAATGTTAAAAGTAAATTGGCATATAAATACATAATGCAAAATGATTTTTTAACAACAAGATATTTATTACCTGGTCAAGTTTGTTGCTTTACATATAATGACCCAAAAACTAAAGATGAATTAGAGTATTGGGATAAAACACCATTAACATTATTTTTTGGCGCATTCAAAACAAAAGATGGTGATATTCGTGAAATTGGTTTAAACTTACATTATTTTCCTCCATATACAAGAAAGAAAGTTCTTGATAGAGTTTATGAAATGTTTAAATCATATTTTGAAAAGAACTTTAATGCACCTGCCGAAAAACCTAATATGCTTATAGATTATAAAACCCTTAAACATGTTTTACAACGTGATTCAAAGATTGCTTTTGCAGTTAAAGAATATGTACCATCATTAAGAGGTTTAACATATGTAATACCAACAAAAATGTTACCAATTGCATTTTATACTGAAGGTCACTTTAGTCAAGCAACAATAAAACAGGTACAACATTTTTGGAGACAATTTAGTAGATTTTAATATCAAAAAGGTAGAAAAAATTTCTACCTTTTTCTATTTTAGATATATAAATTGTAACATTATGAAAGTAGTAGGCATTAGTGATATTCATGGACAATTGTTTTCTAAGAAAAATATCCCAGAGTGTGATGTAGTATGTATTTGTGGTGATGTTATGCCACTTGGAATAGAGAGAAATATTATCGCATCAACTGCATGGTTTGTTGGTGAGTTTATTCCTTGGTGTGAGAAATTACCTTGCAAGTATGTTCTTTTCACTCCAGGCAACCATGATTTCTTGTTTGATGAAATGTATTGTAAGAAGTTACTTAATCCTACCCAAATTATGAAAACACTATTGGGTAACAATAAGAAGAAAAGTAAATTTAAGCTTCTTCTGGATTCATCATTTGAGTATGAAGGTAAACGTTTTTATGGTACTCCTTGGTGTCCTAATCTTTCACATTGGGCATTCTATCAAGATTCATACAACCTTGAACAATTATTTAAGAAGATACCATTGGATGCAGATGTTGTTATGACTCATTGTCCTTCTACTATAGGTGATACCGGTACAGTACTTCAACAAACCTGGAATTTCTTAAGACGTTTAGGGTGTGAAGAATTAACACCTGAATTGTTTGATAGACAATCCTTTATTAAATACGCATTGTGTGGTCATATCCATTCTGGAGATCATAATCCTGTAGAAGTTGGAGGTATGAAAGTTGTTAATGTTTCTATTCTTGATGAGGATTACAAACTTCATTATAGACCATTTGAATTTGAAATATAGTGTTGTTTATTTTTAATATATAGTAAGCAAAATCATATTTGATATAAATAATACTATGAAAACATTAACACAATTAAAAGAAGGATTTGAATGTAATCCTGGTAATGCATTAAAACTTGGTGTTACAAATCATTTAACTCCTGTAGGTAATATTATAACAAATGTACGTAATTTCTTTGGTTCATTACTTGGTATTGTTGTAGAACCGGGTGAAGATGGCGTATCATTAAAATTACACTCAAGTAAGTTTGTTAGTCCTGAAGAAATTCAAAAGGTATTAGGTACTCGTTGTATGGGTCAATCTACTGTACAAGATTATATTTGTCAACAAGGTCTTTGTAATTGTAAGATTCTTGATTTAGGTATGTATAAAGTAGTTTACTTTGGTCCTAATGATATTCGTACAGCCGAAAATCCGGATGGTGTTGCAGTAGATACAAAATGTTGCGAACCTTGTGTTTGTAAAGAAATGCTACAATATAATGTTGTAGAAGCCGAAATGGACACATTAGATATGGGTATCAATGAAGCAGCAGGTTTTGATGATGAAGAACTTGAAGATAAGACTAAGGAACAACTTCTTAAGTTTATTCAAGGTACAGATAAAGTAAAATGCGCACAAAAGTTAGCAGAGCTTCTTGCAGATGACCTTGAACTTCCAGAAGAATATTACTTCAAAGGTGTTAAGGATGCAGATGGTAATGAAAGTATTGCATTACGTTACAAATTCCAACGTCGTCGTCCATTCGGTAAAGAAGTAACATTATCAAAGACTTTAGTAAATATTTATAATGTTGGTGATAATGCAGTTTGGGTTGAGGCTAACTTAACTCGTGATTTGAACCATCCTGAAATGAACCGTATTGTTGATGCAGTTATTAAGTTGATTGGCGCACAACCTACAGAAGATCCTTGCGTTTTTGCTATTCCTGCAGATGAAATTGCACAACTTAAAGATGAAGTAAAAGACAATAAAGGAACAGGTGAAGGTGAAAAGAAAGAGGAGGAATCTTTAGATAAGCAACCAGATGCTAACCAACAAATTTCGGGCTCATTATCACAAGATAATAAACAAGTTTAATATATCCGATAATTAAGTAAAGGGGTAGAAGATAACTTCTACTCCTTCTATTTTTAAATATATACTTTATATTATGAGAATACTAAGGGGTTGTATAATTAGTTTATTGTGCTTATTGTGTATTTGCTGTGGTACAACATATACACTAACAAGAAATTTTGATTATAGATTTACTGAACGTTATAAAATTGATTCAGTTTGTCAAAAAGAAAATATTCCAAGTAATTTAGAATTATGGAAAAATAATGCAGTTATTATAGATAATGAAGAACAAGCGTTATTAATGAATCAGTATTTCTATATAATTGATAGAGATAGTATAGAAATTACTTATACATTTACAGATTTAGATTCATTATATAGATTAAAGAAAAGGACATTAGAAAAACATAAATAGATAAATTATGTATGGTTATATAGAAAGTGGATATGATGAACGAGATTATACATATAATGGAGTAATTTCTGATGATATTCCAGAAGAGTATGATTATAGTGAATATTGCGAATTATGGGTAAGAAATCAAGGTTCTACATCAAGATGTGTACCCTTTTCTATAAGTACAATGTTAGAATGTATGAATTATGAACCAATTAATTATGATTTAATTTATAATTCTAGACCAAATTATCCAGAAGATGGCATGAAAATTAGAGACGGATTAAAGTTCTTAAAGAAAACTTATAATGACCCATTTTTCCAGTATTTTAGATTATCTTCAATTTGGCATATAAAAAATAGTATTATTGCCAATGGTCCTTGTATATTAGCATTACCTGTAAAAGATAATGAAAGTACATTATTTTGGAAAGGCACAGGAGATTTTGGTGGACATGCAATTTGTTGTGTTGGATATAATAAAGAAGGTTTAATACTTCAAAATTCTTGGGGTTATAGTTTTGGAAGTTATGGTAAATGTGTATTACCTTATGAAGATATAAATTATGTTATAGAAGCTTGGGGTATTTGTTAAAATAATTACATAATATTGAATTTTGTTTTTGAAAGGTTCTATATTATAATTAACATAAATTTATCACGCTTAATAATGGGACAGTATAATTTGTCTACTAAAGAATGGGTTCGTTCATATGCGTTTAACGATATTTATACAAATCGTAATGACGAACGCCGTAAAGTTATTAAGGGTCGTACAACGATAGAGTTAGGAACAAGAATTGCAACATCTTTTGTTGGAAACTTGTATCGTGTATATGACTCAAGTGTTGAATCTTTTAAATATCTTTTACTTGTTGGTGTTGCTCGTCAGAATCCAGATTTTGATTCTCCGATAACAGTAGAGGAAGCAGAGGAAGTAGCTGCAATAAATGCATGGTTAAATCCTATATTGACATACACGGTTGATGAGGTAATTGATGATGACCATTTTTTAGATTTATGTATTGTAATGAGAGAAATGATGCCAAAGATTTTCATTAAAACTCCTGAAGAGAAGAAAATGTTATTTTTAGAGGCATAAACTTACAATTTTTAATAGTTTTGAGAGCATATGAAAATATGCTCTTTTTATTTTTAATATATAGTAAGTACAAATAAAAGTTATTTAATTAAATATGGCTAAAAAACTTATAAATAGAATACCTCCTGAAAACCGTGTAGGTAGTAATATTTCTGAACAAGATTTAATTGATTACTCTATTGGCGCATTCCTAACTGATGAAGAAAATAGAACAGTTTGGATTAATGGTATGCCTTATGGTAATGCTTATATATCATTTAATGAAGACGGAAAAGCAAATACTAGACAACCTAAGCATGGTGAAATTTTTAATGATTTTGAACATAATAAAGCAGAAGGTCATTATTCACATGCAGAAGGTGGTACATATGTAAATACAGTATACAATAATACTAAAATTACTTATCTTGAAACACCTATAAATGGATGTAATTATAGTGTGCCATATACTAATGTATTATATAAGATGATACAAGTTATGGCAAACCCTGTAATGAATATTCCATTGTATGTTGTCATAAAAAATGAGGGTAGACTTGATCCAAAAAATACGGAAATTTATGTAGATAGTGATAATAGAATCAGTGATAATGAAGAAAATATACCTAGCGAAGTAAATATTGATAGTACAGAATTACAAGATATTACAGAAGTTGAATATAACAAAGTAAATGAAACAAAGTATTATATTATTGATGATTTTAACACTGATAATGAAAATATTTACTTTAATGTTGCAACATCATTTGAATCTGAACCTACAACATTACCTGATTATTGTGATGGCAAAACTATGTATTTCCATTATTACTACGCATATGATGGTAAGGATGGTTGGACAGAAGCAACCAGAGACGGTGCACATGCAGAGGGTATTAGCCAAGCACATGGTGTTATGTCGCATACAGAAGGTTTTGCTAACCGTTCTTATGAAGATTATTCACATACAGAAGGTGTAGGTAATGAAGTTTATGGTTTAGCTGGACATGCTGAAGGTGATAGAAATATTGTGACAAATAGTGCGCCATACTCACATGCTGAAGGTCACATGAATATCGCTAAGGCAGATAGTGTACACGTTGAAGGTAGAAACAATTTAGGTAATAATACTGGCGCCCATGTTGAAGGTGGTCGTAATATTGTTAATGGTATATACGGTCATGCTGAAGGTTATGGTAATATTGTAAATAATGATTATGGACACGTAGAAGGTGTAGGTACTAAAGTTACAAATATTGGTGAACATGCTGAAGGAAGATATAACGTGTCTGAAAATAAATATATTAGTAGTATAGGTATTGGCTCTGAAGAAACACCTAAAAACGCTATAACAATTTTAGACGACGGTAGAATTTATGTAGCAGAAACAACAGAAACAGTAAATAACATTAATAAAAGTTTTAATCCTTGCTTATATAATGGTTTATCAATTGATAATAATGCCAAATCATTACAGCAATTATTATCTAATATAGGAAGTAATATAGAATATATAACATATAGTCAATTAAAACAATATATTGAAACAAATAGTTTAACTCCTGGTAAGTTTTACGAAATTATAGACTATAATGTTACATATAATACAGATAATTTAATATATGGTGGACATAAATTTAATATTATAGTGTTTGCCGTAGATACTAATTTATTATCTGAATCTGCGTACGTTACAAAATATAAAATAGATACAAATTTATTTGATTTTGTTGCAATATACGACTCTACAAAAACTTTAACAATTAACAATTTTGGTTCTTCAAATATTGATAATTGTATGTATTACAATATAAATAACATTAAAAATAAAACGATATACGAATACTCGTATACCACAACAAATACAACAAACCTTTTAGCATATAAAAAGGGTAATGTTATAGATACAAATAACTTACAAATTATTGAAATACCTAATACAAATGATAAAGATTTTATTATAGAATATAAACTAGAAAATGATGAAACAATAAGATATACAACAAAAACACCTATATTTATAAAAAATAATATATCTGATTCTGAATATTATATTTATAATTATTTTTCATATTTATACTATTTTGATACTGAAAAATTTATAGAAGATGAAAGTGATATACTAATAAATAAACTAAATATTAATAATTTTGTAAAATGTACAATTGAAAATGTATTTAATGACCAATCAAAAATATATGTAGGTATTAATAACACACCTAATATATTGTTTTTAGATTGTATAGAATTAAATAGCAGTAAACCTAAAATAATATCAGATACATATATTACAAGTAACAATAATTACTATAATTATAGAAAATTAAATGCATGGAATATAAAATATGATATTAATAATTGTTTGTTACAAAATAATCAGTTTATTAATGACTATATAACATATTTTTGTAATACAGATACTCCATCAGCTTTAGAAAACACATTATCATACTATTTACCAACTAGTATTTTATTAAATTATGATAAATATATACCTATAAATAATTTCGTTGACGATTCTATATTGAATTATACGTATATGTTTAAACAAACTAATCCGTTTATTCAATTAACTTCAAATATTGACGAAGAAAATACTGGAGAAAAATATTGTATTTTATCAAATAAATTATATCCTAACTCGCAAATAGATTCTGAATATAACGCTATATTATGTGAAAATGATAATATAGAGCAATTAGAAAATAATACAGTTATTACAGATTTATCTAAATATAATAATGTTTATGTAACATATAAAACTAAATCTTCTGATGACACTGAAAGCCGTCAATATAATTATATATTTAATTGTATTTCACCAAATATAGGAAATAATAATATTTTCCCAATATACACTTGTGATAAAACAATTGATACATTGCCTATTGCACAAGATACGCCGTCTTTATTTATTGTTGGTGGAGAAGATGTACATCCTGGGGCACCAGATCCAGACGATGGTAGTGGTGTATTTATGCCTGTTTACCCTTCAGTAACACCAGGTAATAATAGTGGATGGGGTCATACACGTGTCGAAACAGATACAGATAATACTACTGTATATGCAACCCAAAAACAAAATTTTATAACCGTAGAAAATGGTATAAATAAAACTAATTTTTATATAAAAATTGATAATGAAATTACTGAAGATACTAACAAAATAAATAGCGATTTTTGTATTTTTTATTCATCTGACAAACCATGTATACAATTAACAAAGGGTGACGATACACCGGTTGAAAATAGCATAAACGATTATGTTGTAAATGTGCAATTAAATAGTGTTACAACTATTATGTGTAATATTTCATTAGGAGGAAACATAGAAGAAATATATTTTACAGTTGTAAATAACGAAGAGTCAGATATGTTACCTGAAGGTATACTTAATTGTATTAATAATGATGCTTTCCCAGATAATGCACAAAGAACATATAAAATATTTAAATATTTATATAAAACTAGTAGTGAAATAACCGATAATACGGAATTAGACGAATTAGACTGGGAAATAATAGATGGTAGTAATTTTAATAATTTATCAGATGTAATAAGTTCTATAGGTGGCGCAGCTGAAACTAATAATTATGCTTTCACATACGGTACAACATATATTGTTGCAGGTATTGTAGATGGTAAATTAGAAAGTATAACAGACGAAAATAGTAATGAAATTTTTAACGCATATTTATTTTATGATGATATACCATGTGAATATACTGATGCGTTTGATAAAAAAGATTTAAATAATATATATTCATCATATCTAACGTCTGCAAATATAGTTTATGCAAATTCACCAGTTAAAACTAATGGTACATTGTTATTTAATGAATTTAAATTTATTGCTAATAATATAGATATTTTAGCATTAGCATATAATTTAAAAAATATAAATTATGATTCAAAAACGTTTAGTTTAAAAAATGAAAACGTTGTATCATCGCAAGTAACTTGTGGTAAAAATTTATATGAATATCAAACATTTAACAATATTGTTGTAGAATATAACGGTGATAATTATGCAATATATGAAAACAATAATATTGAGTCATATGGTATATTATTTAATTTTATAAATAATGTAAATAACATTTATTACTCTAATATTTATAATAATCAATTAGAAAAACCGGGTGCAACGTTGTTATTCGGAAATATTTTTAATACAGAATTTTACGCAGAATATTATGAAAATGCCGAGGAAACTAATGTAAACGATAATATCATTTATCAAATACCATTTTATAAGTATACATATATTAAAAAAATTGCAAATATTGGTAATTTATCTGATATAAATAATCTACCGTCAAAATATATTACATATTATTATGAAACATATTTTTCAAAGGGTAATATATATTATATGTTAGACGAATTTAATAATGAAGCAAATTATGATATTTCAAATGTATTATTTAAACGTCAATATAATGGTAATACTGAATATTTTTATACTTTTAGTTCGTTAAATAATGAATCTGAAAAAACTATTATAAGCGACGCTATAAATAATATTGGAAATAATAATATTACAAATAACACATTTTTAACGAATAATATTTACGATATTGAAACTATAAATAACGTAATATTAAATAACTATAGTAATATAGATACTTTAAATGTACATAATAATTATTTTTATAATTCGGATAGTATATTTAATACTACTCATACTGCTACTGACGTTGTTAAAAATATTTATATTGTAAACAACAATATTCGTAATTCAGAAAATATTAATTTTGAAAAATATACAACAATTAATTCAAATACATTAAATAATTGTATAAATATTACTGCAACTGGCGAAAATAATGTATTTAATAATTCGTTAATTATAGATTGTGCAAATAAACAATTTAACACTGATATTAATAATATCCATTTATTTAAAAACGATGATGAATATACAACAGTAACTGATTCACCGACCCCATTATTTAGTTTTGAAAATTTTAAAATTTTAAGTAATGACGTAAATACTAATGTTACCGGCGGCTATAATGCAGTATCAAGATCTATAAATACTAAACCAGTTACGTATAAGTTTTCATCTCCAGCAACAGGAACAAACGTTTATAACTACAATACATATGCGTATAGTGATAGTGGTTCAACAAGTATAAAAAATAATAGTGCTAGTTTGTCTGCCGCTGTGGAAATATTAAAATTTGCATATAAAGATGCTAATGGAGATAGTGGTGTTTATGGTACTAATAAAACTATACCATTTGGAAATATACACACATTTGCTGGCGCACAAATTTATTGTTGGCCAGGACAATCGAAACCATATATAGGTTATAATATAAATTTAACTGCAACGTTATCATATATTGATTCAACTGGCGCGCCTATGACAATTATTGAAACACCATACAATTATAGTGGCGGATTTAACTGCTGGTCTAAGAAAACGTGGACAACATTTTATGCACAAATAATATTTAACTGCGGAATAAATTTAAATAGCATTAATAGTGTTACTTATATACCTGTTGTAAATAGTGGTGGTACGACAGAATATTATGATATTAAGTGTACTACTATTAATGGTTCACAAGTTAAAATTGGTGAAACTTTAAATGCTACTACGTCTGGGCCATTTGTATTAAATAATATACAATATAAGCTAACTGTAAACACATTTAGCGTTAGTGCGAAATCTAATTCAGCTAATAAAAGTATAGGTGATGCTATATTAGGTTATACATATCATAATAATAATTTTGCAGGAAATAAAAAATTAAATGAATTTACTGTATATGATTATACTACTACACAAACAGATGATTACTCATATAAAAAAATATCATATACGCCAGGAATAATAAAACGTACTAATGCTAAGCCAGTTATATTAATATGTAATGATGGTATTTTATGTAAAACAAATAATGATAATTATACTATAATTAGACCTGGTACAGATGTAAAAGTAGAAAACACAACCACTTAAACAAAAACTAATTAACTTTATATTGAATTTCTTTCACTCATATTACTATTTTAATATTATATAAACGTAATTTAAAGTAGATAGTATGAGTGATTTTTTTATTTTAAACAAATTTGGTATAACACCTACAAAGAATTATACCGCTGCAGGATATGATTTTTATATCCCAAATATTATTGAGACAAACGATACTCTCAATATGTGTTTTGATGCATTTATAGCATCATATAAGATAAAGACTCGTGAAGAGATTGAGAATATTTATAACGAATTGTCATTGCAAGTATCTTCTAAGTTTGATACAAAAGATTCTGAATATGTACATTTTAATGTTGCGACATCATTGAATATTCTACACCTTTATCTTGCGCAGAATCAGCAAAAAACGTTTACTGATGCATCTATTGAGCGATTTGTTGAGAATAAGTTAATATTTGATAAGAACGATGTACCTGGTATTAAAGTAGAGCAGGGAGATTATCTTCTATTTAATTCTGGTATTAAGGTAAAACTTCAACCAGATACAGCTGGTATTTTCTTCAATAAGTCTGGTAAGGGTAATCAAGGTTTTGATATTCGTGCTTGTGTTGTAGACGAGGATTATGCTGGATTTGTTCATATGTCTTGTGCATATGATAAGAGTTATAGTACAAATATTTATTGTGGAGATAAACTTACCCAGATGGTAATTCTTCCGGTTGTTAAAACAGAAGTTAAAGAAGTAACTGAAGATGAATTTATAAAATTACATGAAGATTCTCAACGTGGATCAGATGGATTTGGTAGTTCAGATGTGAAGCGTTAAGCTGACTTCAATCATTCTTTTGTAAATTGTTATTTGAAACAATTTTAGGAGACGTACCCCAATACGTCTCCATTTATTTTTAATTAAATTAAATAGTGTATATAATATGGGAAAATGTAAAACGCCACGTAAAAACAATACACCGGTTGAAGCAATTGATAATGCAAATAGTAAATCCAAGAAATCCAAGTGAGTACGATGTACTCACTTTTTTCATAACATTTATTTTTAATAAAGCAAAGATATAAACACTTAAATATGCCAGCAAATAAAGTACCGAGTGGTAATAGTACGATAACTGAAGCATTAGACGAACTTCTTGATATAATTGTAGGTGGTTCAGAAAAGGAAGAGCATCTACTTAAACAAATATCTAGTAAACTTAATAAAAGTACATTAGGTAAGATTATTAATGACTCTTTGTCTGTACAAATCGAGTTATTATCAACTGCTGCAAACATGCTTACTGCTATTGCTGGTTATCTTTATGGCGAAAAGGGATTAGGTTTAAATACTTCTGCTGCCCAATTATTAGGAAAAGTAAAGAATAATTCTCCTATACTTGGTGATAAACCGATGTCAAGTGAAGTAGCAGAAGAAGGTGGCTCTAAAAAATCTAAGGATCCTGATTTCAGTATGCTTCTTGAATTAAAAGGAATAACTGGTCAAGATTTATGGGCATTAAAGGAAACAATTGATGCATTAAAGGAAATTTTAGGTTCAGATGAGCTTGACGATGTAGATGTCATAGTAGATATGGCAGATATTTTACAACAACTTGTAGACGCTTTAGGTAAAATCAAATTTGGAAAAGTAAATTCAAAATTTGCAGAAAAAGTTTTAGATGTTGGTGTAGTTATTGATGAATTACAAGTTATAAACAAAAAACTTGTTAAAGGACTACCTGTTTTCATTTTAATGGAAGCTTGTAAAGATTCTATTACAGGTTTTCCTAAGATTATTGCTGAACTTATATCTGGTACTAATGGTAAAGGCGGTTTAGTAATGATAATGAATAGGATTAATAAGGCTGAAGAAAATGGTTTAGATCCTAGAATTTTAACAGACTTTTTTGAGAATGTACTTTCTTTAATGAAAGTACTTTCAAAGGTTGGTTTATTTGCTGTTATTGCAGGTACATTTGGAAAACAAGTTACCAAAGCAATGACATTACTAAAGGACATAGTTGAAGAACTTTCTGGATTAAAAATTGATGCAGTTATAAAATCAAATAAAAATGTCGAAAATGCAGCAAAACTTATTAAAGCAATGCGCGAAATATTTGTTGGTTTAGCTTTAGTAGGTTTATTAGCTATACCTGCACTTGTAGGACTTTTAATCATATTTGTTGCATCAAAACTTCTATTCAAAGTTATACAAACTGTTGCAGATGGTTTAAAAGGTATTGGTAAAATAGATGATATAACAGCTAATCTAAAATCTATAGGTATTGTTGTTTTAACATTAGGACTTTTATTAGTATTTGCAGCATTAACTGGTGGTTGGGTTTTAGAGAAAGCAACTAACATATTAGGATTTGCTATAGTTCTTTCTGGTTTTATTATGTTATTGATGTTGCCTTTTGCAATTTTTGGTAAAACGCTAGAAAAAACAATAGCTAGTGCACAAGAAATGTGTCTTTTAATAGCTGTCTGTGCATTAGTAATGATGCTTGGAGCAGTATTTATGCTTACCGGTCTTTGGAAAGAATCATTACAATTTGGTGCAGTTTTAGCAGTATTTATGATAGCAGTTTTTATTCCATTTGTATTGCTAAGTATATTCATGAAAAAAGCTGTTGAAAATGCAAAAGAAATGTCATTGTTGATTGTGACATGTGCATTGACAATGATGTTAGGTGCTTTGTTCATGAAAACTGGTCTTTGGAAAGAAGCTTTACTATTCGGTGCAGTATTAACAGGATTTATGTTGATGGTATTTTTACCATTTATTCTGTTAAGTCTTTTCATGAAACGTGCAATTAGAAGTGCAAAATCAATGATATACTTGATTATTACTTGTGCTTTAGTATTAATGATTGGCGCACTATTTATGTTGTCTGGTCTTTGGAAAGAGGCTTTAATGTTTGGCGCAATTTTAGCAGTATTCATATTTTTAGTAGTTTTACCATTTGGTTTATTTGGTAGAAATTTACAAAAAGCAATGCCAGTACTATTAGCATTGACGTTGTTAATAGTGGTTTCAACAATAGTTTTACTAATAGGTGCAACATATGTTAGAGACTATGGTTGGGAAGATGCACTAATTTTTGGTGGACTTTTGGTATTATTTATTGGTATAATAGGAGGAGCAGCGATATTACTTGCACAATTTAAGAAAGACCTTTTAATTGGTTTAATTGCTATGGCAGTAATTTCTGGTATTGCTGTAATATTTGGAATAGTTATTAAAGATATTGCAGAAGCAATGGCAATTGCTGATCCAGGAGAAATGCTTGCGGCTGTAGGTATAATGGCATTGATTATCTTAGCAATTGCTGGTGCAGCTATAGCATTAGGTGTAATATGTTGTTCTGGTATAGGTGCTGTAGCATTTGTTGCAGGTATTGCTGCTATGGCCGCTGTAGCAGGTATTGCTAAAATATTGAGTAGTGTAATGAAAGATATTGGTATAGCAGCAGTTTTAATTACCAAGGCAACAAATGAAGGTTTTGACATTGATAAAGCAATGATAATTGTTACAGGTATGACAACAATTGCTAATGCTGTTGGTGCTGCCGGTGCAACTATGGACCTAAAAGTAATTAAGTCAACTGCTAGTTCTTGTATGTCAATGGCAATGATGATTTCAATGATAGGTAATGCTGTTGCAGATATTAGTAATTTAACAGTTGGTACAAAATGGGATTCTGATGGTAATGCTATAGAATTTAGACAATTAAATAATGATGATTTTACAAATGCTGCAGAAAATACAAAAGTAATTATTACAACATTAGGTGGAGCAATAATTGATTTATATGGAGAAAATCCAGAGATGTTTGCTCAACCATCTGCAGGTGGTATAGCTGGTTTCTTTGGTAAAAAAGATAAATCACCATTTGATAAGGTTGTTATAAGTTGTACATCTTTAGGTAGAATGATTAGTGGAATTGCTGAAGGTGTAGCAAATATGGCGAACTTAACTGTTGCTACAGCATGGAATGAAAATGGTGAACCAATAAAATTTAGATCATTAAAATATGAAGACTTTAGTGCTGCGGCAGAAAATACAAAAGTAATTATTACAACATTAGGTGGAGCAATATGTGAATTATATAAAGAAAACAAAGAATTATTTGAAGTACCAGATGTTGTAACAAAAATTGGTTTTATTAAAATAACAAAGAAAGGTTCTGGCCCAACAGTATTTGAAAAGGTTGTTAAAGCTTGTTCAAGTTTAGGACAAATGATTTCAAGTATTGCTGCTGGTGTTGGAGACATGGCATCATTAAAGGTAGCAGATGCGTGGAATTCATCAGGTGAACCAATAAGTTATAGATATTTATCTAAACCTGATTTTGATTTAGCAAGCGAAAATATTTCAGCAATCGTAAAAACTTTAGGTGCAGCATTAACACAGACATATCATGATAATGAAGAAATGTTCAGTACTTCATTAACATTTGTAGATGGTAAACTTCAAGGAGATACACCTATAATTAGAGTAATTAATGCTGCTTCAGATATGGGTGAAATGGTTTCAAACTTAGCTGGAGGTGTTCAAGATATTGCCAATTTACGTATGCCTATAAAATATAACAATAAAGGCGAAGCAATAGAATGGAGAGAAGTAACTGATGACGATTTCGTTGAGGCAGGTGTAAAAGTAGGATTAATTACTACAGTTTTAGCAAGAGCATTAGGTGATGTTTATAATCGTAACCCAAAGTTATTTGACCCTGTAACAACAATGGTTAAAACAAAGGATGGATGGTTTTCAGATGAATATACTACTCATACTGAAGATGCACCAATGGTAAAAGTTCTTAAAGCCGCAGGAAATTTAGGACAGTTTGTTGCAGATTGTGCAAAAGCTGTAAAAGAAGTAGGAGATTTAACATTTCTTGATAGAAAAGGTAATCCAATTAAAATAACTTCAACAGATTTAAAACCAGGAGGTTATATTCAAAAGAACATTGTAAGTGTTGTAACTTGCTTACCAATGGCGTTAGAAAGTGCATTTGATGCTTTACCGGATGGAACGTTAAAAACTGCGCAGTATTTTAATGATAGTCTTTTACCAGTAATAGTTAAAGTTACTGAACAATACAAAGATATTGTTATTAAAAACTGTGAAATAAAAGAATCTGACATTATCAAAGGTACAAATAATTTTTCATTAGCTTTAACAAAACTTTTTAAGATATTCACAGATGATAAATTAGTTGTTGACGATACATTTGAACGATTTTTAGATAAAATTAAAGTAAATATTGCTACATTGCAATCAATCGATATAGATAGTGTTATATTTGAAAATATTGATAAAATATTACAAGTTGGTAACAAACTTTCAAGCATTAAATTTAATATTAGAACAGAGAATATAGAAGGTTTATCTAAGAGTATTGCATATTTATTTGCTCCATTTGCTATGGCAGAAGGTGTTAAATTTCAAAATATTATAGCATTTGAAAAAATATCAACACCAAAAAATCTTGCAGCAATTAATATGCTAACTAAAATTGTTAAAGATGTTAATATTACTAAATCACAAATTGATGGATTCCGTTTAATGTTACGTAGTTATTTTGGTGCATTCAACGGAAGAATTAACAAAAAGAATGTAGCAATAATATCAGATATGTTAGCACCAACTAATATATTCGGTATAAAAACATTAGCTAAGGTTGCTACCCAAATGGATAAAGAATCAGCAGTAAATTTCTTAGCATTTATAACAAGTGTTAAAAATTCATTTGAAGTTATTAGTAGAGCGAAATTTAATGTTAACAGACTTGATACATTTACTGAAGGAATTTTGTTAATTGGACATTATGGCGATAAGTTTATTAAGACATTTGAAACTGATCCAACTAAACAACTTGAAAATTACACTAAATTAGTTTTTGGTACTTTATTACCATTTAAAGAAATTAAAAATGTTGAAATTGGTAAGTTTAAGAAAACGTTCTCTACTAAAACAGTAAGAAATATAGACATACTTAATAAGTCAATAAATAAACTTGATGGTGGTAAAGTAGATAAGTTTATTGAATTATCACAAGAATTAAGAGAATTATCTGATGCTGTTGGTGATATTGGTGGTTTAGTAGATGCATTAAATGGTAGAATTAATGAAACTTTAGTACAACTTTCTGAAAGTTTAGATAGCGCATCAGATACAATTAAAGCTTCTGATAAAATACAAGATAAACGTCAAAAACTTATACAGAAAAATACAAAAGAATTAAAGGCTGTTCTTGAAAAACCTATGAAACTTGAATTATCAAAAGCTGCTTCTTCTTCGGCCGGTTCAAAGAGTGGTGGCGGCGGTTCAAAGAGTAGTTCAAGTAGTAGTTCAAGCTCTAGTGGAGGAAGTAGTAGTGCAGGCGGTTCAATCGATACTAGTACTATAGAAACATTATTAAGAAATATGTTAACTGAATTAAAGAGAATAAAATAAAAATAATATAAAATTTATGTTTACATTACGTGGAAGACAGGATGGGTTTAGATTACTTTTACCAAAGGAATTTATACCTAAACATATAGAAGAAAAGTATACTAAAATACTGCAAGAAAATAGAAGTTTTATTGTTAAACCTATAGATTTTGTAAATGAAACAATACAAAAAGTAGAAGTTCTTGGTTTTAATGATGCAACGATTATGCAATCGCAATCAGGAATAGGTGAACCAACTTTACGTCCAAATAGGATTAGAGAAAATAACTTCTTACATGGAGCATCACCTAAACCTTATCGTTCTCCTGCAAATCCGCAAGCATTAATAGATAAAACGCTTAATGTTACATTTAGACATGTTTTAGGTTACTTAAATTATTTTATTTTGTTTGAAAGTTTTTTGTATCATTATTCACGTGATTATACAAACTCTGAATTACCTAAACAAATATCAATAGACTTGTTAAATGAACATGGTACTATTTATGCGAAGATAATTCTTGAACAACCGTTATTAGATGGTATGGATATGTTATCATTAGATTATGCACATCCTGTTGCAGAATCACAAACATTTCAAGTTGTATTTAAGTACGCTGAATTTGATTATCAATTTATAGAAGCTGAACGTTTAAACTGGAATGGAGAAGTAGAATAAAAATATTAGTTTATACATATGCAGTGCAAAGAAGGAAAATTTACGAAAATGCTAATTAAAGATTCTCCTACGGAGTTTGAAACTGTTGAAAAAATGGCAACCTCTGGATGGATTCTAATTAACATAATTAAGCATCACGAATTAGAAAATAAATGGATATATTGGTTTCAAACTAAAAAACGAATATATGAAAAAACACAAATAGATCAATTAATGAAAAAGCATAAACGTTAGTTTATGCTTTTCTTATATGAAACAAACTATACAAATGTCTATATTAACTATATATAAACTTAAATAGTGAAAATAGATATGCTTTTTAACGAAGAGAAATTGCATCTTAATGATGTATGTATTGTACCTTGCACAATTACCGACATTGATTCACGTTCAGAATGTGCAGTAAAATATGAAAACCGTCCAAACGCTTGGTCGCCAATTTTTGCTTCGCCAATGTGTTGTGTAACAGATTCAACAAACTATAATACTTGGGTAGAAAATGGTATTCAAGCTATTATGCCAAGAACTGTACCTTGGGAAACACGTTGTTGGGCAGCAGAAATTGGTAGATGGGTAGCAATGTCACAAAAGGAGTTTGCACATTATTTTTGTGGTGAAGCACGCCAATTGAGAGGTCCAGGCCAAACATATTATATTCTTATTGATACAGCAAATGCACACCGTCGTTCTATCTATACAATGGTAAAACAAGCAAAGGAGTTAGCAGGCGATGAATACAAAATTGTTGTTATGGTAGGTAATATCGCACGTCCTTCAACTTATTCATGGATTTGTGAGCAAAACTGTATTGATTTTGTTAGGGTTTGTATTGGTACCGGAGATAGTTGTATTACCTCAACACAAACTTCTACACATTACCCAGAAGCATCGCTAATTTATGAATGTGCAAATCTTAAAAACAAGTATAATAGCACAAGCAATATAAGAGCTCCATATATTATTGCAGATGGTGGTATGCGTTGTAATGCACATATTTTTACTGCAATGGCCCTTGGTGCTGATTATGTTATGATGGGTTCAATGTTAGCTTCTAAAAATGAATCTTGCGCACAATGGCATAAAGATGCAGAAACTGGAAAGATGACACGTCTTTATTTCGGTATGTCTACTAAGAAGGCACAGAAGCTTATGAACGCTGCTTCATTTAATCCTATTCCTGAAGAGCAACTTAAACTAAAAACTTCAGAGGGTACATTTAAGTATCTTGAGCCTACAGGTGATATTGCTGGTTGGATGGATAATTTTAATTCATACCTTCGTTCAACAATGTCATATACAGATTGCAGAACACTTGAGGAATTTGTTTCCGGTAAAGTTACGCTTGTTAGAAAATCAGCAGCAACACAAAACGCGATAAATAAATAACCAAATAATATGGAAACAATATTTCAACGTGTTAATAGTGGAAATATTACACGTGGGGTTAGATATAGATTCTTAACAAAATTTACTGTACACCCTATATTTCCACTAAAAGAAAATGAATCTACATATCCAGTCTATACTGAAATAGATATTTTGGATGTTGTTAATGATGATAACGATAAGATAATCCTTATAGAATATAAGAGTGGTAAAAACAGGGGATTAAGAAAATGGTTAAATGCTAAAGACTTTACTGAACATGAAATAATTGAAGATTTTACTGACTATACTTGTAATCATATACCAAATAAAGAATTCATTTGCTCATGAAACGATTAGAAGGTAAAATAAATAAAGGTACTCGGCCAATTTTTACATTAGAATATATATCCTCACAGGAATTGACAGACCAAGATCTAAATGATTTATTTAGTGGTAGTATTAAACTTTCCCTAATCGTTGGAATGTTTCGATTTAATGGCGATACAAGAACACCACATAAGATTATAGAATATTGTAAAAGGGATTTAGAATGGTTTAATCATAACACTTGGACAACTACTAAATACAATGAATTTAGAGAAATACTCAAGAAAGTATATAGAAATATATACTACTATGGCCAAGAAAAAAGTTTAGCTGTTGCAGAAATGTGGCTAAATAATTACGGATTTAAAATAAAAGATTAAGAATATGTTTGAGAATAATAGTAGATTTAAGGAAACGTATAATCATATTCTAAAAGAATTGGTTAATATTGGACCAAATTTTAGAGATGATAATGATAAGATTAAGGCACTTGAACTTATTGAACACCTTAAACAAACAGGTTATAGAATAGAGCCTCAAGACTCATATGATTACTATAACAGATACTAAAAATATATGTAATTATGCGTAATGTATAACAATATATATGTAGGAATTGACCCATCTATAAATAGTACCGGAGTTTGTACGCTTGTTTATGGTTTAGATGGTAAATTAAAGGAAGATCGTTTCTACATTATTAAGAATGGAAAACTAACTAAAAAGGAGAAAAAAGCAGAATTAGATAATATCGAAAAGTTTTCATATATCCTTTTAAAAAGAAATACAGATGCAGAAGATAATCATGAATCAGAGTTAAATAAAACTTTGTATTTTATGGAAATTGTTTCTGCAATTTTAGAAATTATCAATACTACTAATTATAGGTTTGGAAGATTTTGTAACATTTATATTTGTATAGAAGGTATATCATATGGTTCAAAACAAACAAAATCTGTTTTTGATTTGGCAGGATTGAACTATATGATACGTTCTGGTATTATCAAAAACTGTAAAGGATTAACATCTGAACTTATTGTTGGTACTCCAGGAGAGTTAAAGAAATTTTCTACTGGTAAAGGAAATTCTGCAAAAGATATAATAATACAAGCATTCAAAGCAATATATCCAAACTTAAGTTTACCAAAAATTGATGATATTGCAGATGCTTACTTTATGGCAAATTATATTAAAAAGACTAAGGAGAACGAATAGTTCTCCTTTTATTTTTGTTAAATCTGGTATATTCAATTTCTTATTTAATAAATTATATTAAAAAGATATTTCGTTAAACCAGAAGTAATCCTAGATATTACCAGATTAAATTTTTAAGCTTCCTTAAACCTTAACAAATAATACTTGCTATATGTTTCAAGACCTGCTAATTTATTAGCCCAAGATTCAGTATATATCCAATAGTAATTTTTGAATCCTAATTTTTTATAAACAGCAGCCCAAGTAATAGATACGATACCTATAACAAGTAAATACAATGGACCAAGTAAATGTGATTGTTTAACGTGTCCATCTTGTTCGTGAGCGATTGTCGTATCTCGTTTTGCACTTGATTTACTTGCAAAACAAAATGAACCAAGAGATATTGCTCCTGACATTTTCTCACCTTCAAAACAATAGTTATAATTCTTATAAGAAACTAATCTAAGTTTACCTAAGAAAGGCATCATAACCAAAGCAACTATATTTTGTGGTAATTGCCAAATAAATAGTAATATAAATTTTACCCAATTAAGAAATGTTTTCATAACATACTAATTATATTTTATCATGAAGTTTTTTAATGAATGACATATATTTCTGATTTGAACTATAAATATCAGTATTACGCATAGAAAACCATGAATATACATCAATTATATCAATATTTTCATCTTCGTCAAATTCAAAAATATTTATAATGTGGTTCTTAATATTTTCAGGAACTATAAAACCTCCATTACGAGTGTCTTCTTCTAAATCTAATGATTCAAATAATTCGTAAGGTATTACTATAATTTACCAACGTTCTCCGAATTCATCACTATCACTCCAATCTTCCAAAAACGCTACATCTTTACCATCTAAAGTTAATGAATAGTAATATAAATATGTAGTGTCGCCATCTTCATTTCGAATGTTAAATGTACCAAGTTTTTACCAACTTTAGTTTTTAGTAAATCTTCCTCTGATAAATTTTTTTTGACCTTACTAATGGCAAGTTTTTATAAAACTATATCTTTTAAATTTTTCATTAGCGACAGTGATGATGTTTATTTTCTGCTCTTTGTTTATATTCACAATTATTACAATCAGGAATTTCTACTTCTGGTTCTGTTGGTTGTGTTGGTGTTTCTTCAGTTTCTTCTGTTTTTGAATTACCTATATTAACCTTATTATTACCCCATATTCCTGTAACTGCCGGTAAACCAAGTAATGAAACACTAGTAATAAATATTGTCATTAGTAAGTTTTCAACTACTGTATTACTACCATCTCTAACAACTAAACAAATTGTACAACCTAAAGCAACTATCATTGCTAAGCCACCAATAACACGTTTAGCAGATAATTTACCATTAGCACCTGAAAATATTTCTCTTAATATCTTTTTCATACTATTTTAATTCTTCGAATATTTTTTCAATATACTTTTGATAACGTTGTAAGTCAAAATAATGGTATCTTGAATCATACCAGGCTCCAATACCAGTGATATAAACATGCAATTTAGTATCTAATTTATCTTGAACTATTTCAACTAATTCTTCTGGTGCTTCATTCCATCCTAAATCTTCGTTTTCTTCTAGATTATATTCTTTAACCATATCTAAATAAATATCATCATTGAAAATAACTAGCATGAATCTGTTTCCAAACCTTTCATTAAAACACTCAACATAACATATCGTTTGATTTTTTGAATCAATTCCCTTAAAATAATCTAATGATAAACCGTTTTCATCAAATTGTTCTTCTTGCATAAACATTTGTATAGTTGCAAAACTATCAACATTTGATTTTTTGTTTTTAGATATTTTAAGTTTTTCAGTTATATAGTTGGTTAATTGTTTCATATTATTTTAATGAATTTTCTATTTTTTCCCGTACAGTTGTAAATGCACCGTATTTTGCTCGTGTTTGTTGTAAAAACAATGTATTTCTACTTTCTACCCACATTTCAAATGATGCAACCATAACAATATCGTCTACATTACTTAAATTTCCTTTTAAGTCTTTATATATTTTATTGTCATTTGGAAGTATAGCAAAACCTTTGTTTATTGTAAGTGTTTTACCATTTTCGTAATCTTGTACATATTGTTCAAGATAATTATACACATCTTCTGTAACTATTAATGTAACAATTGAATCTTTTATACCTTCTTGCCATGTTTCTGTCCAAGCAATTAGTTCATATTTACTATTTACAATTCTGTGAAAATCTAAAGTTACGTTAATAATTTGTGTTAAATCAATTTGACCTACATATGCAGTATCATATGGTTCAAAGTCAAAATTACTATTTTTATAATTATCTTTATTGATACGTAATTTCTCGTCAATAAATTGTATAAAATCTTTCATAGTTTTAGAATTTTTTACCTCCACGTAGTGATTGATTTTCCATTTGTTCACGAATCATTGATTTAACATCGTCATCAGACATATCTAATTCATCTTCACAAACAGCAAATAATCTTGCACAAGTATTAAATGTACGAATAGAAATTTCCATTTCTGCACCTTCATCTGCTAATTCATTAAGATATGATAAAGCCTTTTTCTTAGATTTTTCAGTTAATTGTCCTACACCAAGTTTTGGCATAATATCTTCAATAAGTTCAAGAATTTGTTTATTCGAGAAATCTAATGATTGTACAAATGTTCTACCACGTAAAGCCGTATCTAATTGACCTACAGAATAGTTTGTTATAACAATAACACCACCATTATAATAACAAGTTTTAGGTACTTCTCTACCTTCATCGTCAGTTATAACACCAGAAACACGATAATTAATCTTTCTACCTTCGTCAGTTGCCGTTGAATCAAGAGCGGCTTTTAACATATTTATACAATCTTCTGGAGCTTTTGGACCAACCAAAGCATCAGCATCATCGATAACAATAATTTGACCTTTGTTATTGTAATTGAAAAGAGATAAGTATAATTGGCGTGGTGTGCATTTACCTTTTATAATATCTAAATTTTTACCATCTTCGTAACCAGCTGCCTTTAGTTGTTGTAAAACTCTATATGTTTTACCTATACCTGGAGCACCACACAAAATAACACCGGGTTGTAATCCTTTCATAACTGTTTTTACATAAACCTGCATTTCCTTAAATGCTTGTTTAGGACTTTTCAAATCTTCTTCTCTTTCTGAACCTGGTACCGATTCTCTTTCGATAACAACTGGCTTATTTTTTGCTAATGCCATTTTAATATCATCAATAGTTACTGCACCACCACGAACAATAGAAACAATTTCTCTATATTCTGTATTTATACGTTCAAAATTTTCTCTGTCTATAGATGAATTTGTTTCACGCATTCTATCATATGCAGCATCTCTTTCCTTTTTCTTTTGCCAACGATATTCTTGGGCTTGAGATACTTCATCTATGAATTTTTCTTGTGTATGTCCGGTTGAAAGATAAAATAAATCTTCTTTGTCTTCTTCAGAAAGATTTTCGTAAACAGTATAATTTAATGCACCATAAGTATAAACTGTATATTCATTTTTTAGAGATTCATTAAATATTTCTGCTGCTACATCTTCTGCTGTAGATTTATGTAAATTAAATGCCTTATTTTTTATAACATGACAAATTACAGGAATAAAACAAGCAACTGATGTACCTAATGTAGAAATTTCAAGAATAGCATTATGTTTTGTTTCATCACCCCATAAAAATTCGTATGATGCCTTTTCATTAAAGAAAGAAATAGAATAAACTTCTGAAGATTTTGATTCAACTAAATAATTCAATGACCAAACTAATGGGTTACCAGAAAGATTAATAAAGAAGAATGAACGCATTGCTTTATCATCTATAGTTGTATCTAACCAATCCCATTTACAAACATGTGGTGATATTTTCTTTCTAAAAATATCAAGCATTAAATCATGAACTTTGTCTAAATCAGAAGTCTTAAATGCTTCATTTATACTATTATAACCATTTATAGTATTTTGTTTCTTTTCAAGGAATTCTAAAAAATTCATATATTGTTTAACTAAATTATTTTATATTAAATAAATATGCATTGTACTGCATCAAGCATAGAAGAAGATTTTACTTTCTTATTATTACGTTCTGTAATATAATGAACAGAATTGCTAACTACAGGTATTTCAATTTTTCCATCTACTTGGATATTACCATATTCGTCTAAACCAAGACTTTTAGTATTATCGTAAATCTTTTTTACTTTTATATACTTTTGATTACCATTTACGTTAGTTAATTCATACTTGTAATAGAAACCATTTTTATACGCAATTTCATCTGCATCACTTACAATAGTTAAATCCAATGAGTCAATATAGTTTACATTATCAAGTATATACTTAATTATATCTGATTTTGCAATAAACGAAACATTAGATGGTAAGTAAATAAAGTAATTTGCTAATGCATCAGAAATAAAACCTTTTATAGAGTTTTTGTCATAATCTTCTTTTAATTTAACGTAAAATATAAATGCATACTTATAGATTATTGGGTCTATAAACTTAACCTTAACTCCAGCAAAAGTTTTATTCGAATTGTTTATAGAATCTATAACCATTTGTTTTTGACGATTATCTAAAAGTAATTGTTTATTTGCATATGCATTAAAGAAATCATCAGCAGTATGTAGATTATCTTTAAAGTTTGAAATACATGCAATATTAATTTCTAATGAATTATTATCACACCAAATATTTGATTGACCAATAAATGAAAATCTACTTAAATAATATCTAAAGTTATTTTCAGAAGCCAAAACTAAACTTCTTGAATTATAACCTACCATATTTCTAATATTTTCAACGCTATCAGATTCTGCTCCACCAGTTATTGATGATGCTAAATATAAATTTAAGAAATCTACATTTTTAACTACTTTACCATTTGCATCATATACTGATTTGTTAAATACAAAATCAACATTATCGTTTAGTCCGATATTTCCAGAAACACCAGCATGAATAATGTATTTTACTGTAATTGATTGGCCAGCATTTAATTGTTTACCATAAATACCATTACCAAACATTATATCTAATTCATTTTCATAACCAGAAGAAATAACATATTCTTTGCTATCTGGTGTCATATCATATAAGCATTCTACTGGTGAATACTTTTCACCATCTACAAAAACTTCTATATAATCTCTATCATAAAGACCACCTGTTACAATATGTAAAGTTTCTAATGGTTCACCGCTTGAAACATAACCTCCAGTTTTTAATTGTCCTTGAACAATCTTAAATTGTGTAGTTATTAATGGTTTTGTTAAATCTATAACAATGAAATCTGTAGGTAGTTTAATAATGTATTGTACACCAGTTTCATTATTAATAACTGTTGAACCATTTTTGATATAAACCTTATTTGTTTCTACAGATTCTTGGTTTGTTATTGAAACATCACAGTTTAAGATACCTGTTGCTGCTGAACCGTAATATGGTTCATAACCAGAAATCTTAGCCAATGAAAAGATTGAAGATTTACGATAAGCAGTTTGTATATTTTGCTCAGTTAGTGCATCTTCAATATAAAACATGGCATTTTGCATAATATTTTTTACACCTTCAAAAATTATGCCAAATATTTGAGAATATGAATATTGATAACCTGCTGCGCCCAATGCTTTAGTTAAATATGAACGTACAGTGTTATCGAAATTTTCAAAACTTGTTTCTATTACCTTAAATAACTTCATTGTTAAAATTATGTATAATTAAAAATAATTTTGTCTACTCACGTTTAATGACAAAATCTTTTCTGTAATTTGAATCATTATATGATATTGTAATATGAACAACATAAGCACCTTCACCATCACTAAAAATATATTCAGCTGTTACAATATAAGACATTCTAGAAAGATAATATGTACTTGTTGTTATTTTGTTTTTTATGTATCTTTCTAATGAATCTGTAGATGGAGTTAATGTCCATAAAAATTGTTCAAAGTTAATGCCATAAGAAGGTTCACCAATTAATTGCGTATTTTCAGTGTTAAATAAAATAGTTAACTCCTGCAAAGCAGCATCTAATGGGTTATTTATAATCAAATTATCTCTTAATCCTATATCTATCATATTTTGTATTCTATATTATTGACCAATTTCCAGAAGATATATATTCATCTTCTTCATTTGTTACATAATATGTACCAAACTTATTAGTTAACTTGTTTGCTTGCACATTAAATATAACGTACATATCATTTCTACCAGTTTCTATAAATCTAACATTGTCAATAATCATAAAGAAAGTATCTACCTTAGACATATAATTTCCAAGATTTATACCAATGTTTTGTGTAACTGTACCTTGTAATTTTACGTTTTGTAAATCTTGAGTCTTATAGAAAACTGGCTTATAAATAACACGTGTATTAGTATTTGCTAAATTACTTACGTTATTATTTGTATTTTCTGTAACTTTTACATTACAAACTATTTTATCACAAAATTTCATATCTTCTCTATCTAAAATTAACTTATATGCGTATATATAATCGTTTTCGTAGTTAACAATATACTTATAATAGTCTTTAGTTATAACTACAAAATTACTTTCCATTTGTGTTCCTAAATATCTATCAGTAAATGTTACTTTACAAACTAACAATTCTGGTAGTTGTTCCCAATTACTAAATACAGGTATTTCAAATTCTTTATTAACTATAGCGTTAAGCAGTGTATCTTGACTTATTTCTGGAGGAGCAGGAGTTTGGCCTGGTAAAACATCTCCACCATCTTCATCATACCAATAATTTGGACTGCTATAAATTACATTTTTAAACTCCATATCAGAAGCTAATGTAATATTATAAACACATTGGAATTGTTTAAATTTGAAGCTTGTTGGAGTATTAGGATTATTAAGTTCAATTATATCACCTGATTCTTCTAACTCTTCTTTGTCTTCATAGTAAATACCATCGTAATTGTCTAACGAAATACCATTAAAATATTCGTATGCCTCCTGAACATTTGTAAATTCTGTATCTTTTAATTCTGGATATATAAACTTACTTTTAATAACAAGTTTTCCATTATCATTAAAATCAAGATTTGCCTTTAGTGAAATATTTGGTGAAGAAACAAAGACATCCAAATTTGCGTTATATCTTGAATGAGCAACATAAATTCCATCTTCAGTTAATTCACTAAATGGATATAAAAGTAAATTTATAGGATATGTAATATACATATTCTCTATACATTGTTCAGTTTCAGGTACATATACTTTATTTAGTGTTTCTATAGTAAATGGAATATTAAATAAGTAAGTTGAACAATATGTTATAGTTTCATCATTGTTTTCTACACGTTTAATAAGATTTGAGTATGGAATATTCCTTACCCTTTCTTCACCTTCTATATGGTCAATGTATTTAGTATCTATATTACAAGAGTTTGTATCTTCTATAAAATACGTATTATAACTAATTAAATCTTCTACACAAGGTATATAAAATTCGATGTATTCAGAATAAACATCATTATGTACTTTAAATTCTGAACGTGCATAATTTGTACACTCATTATATTTCTTAATGATATAATGAAAATTTATACCGTTTATAACATTATTAACAGAAATTATAATATCATCGTTATTTACTTTAGTTAATGGGTGATATATTCGTATTTTATCACATCTAATATTCTTTACATTAAATGAATCATCTAATAATGGATATAAGTTTTCTACATTTGTAAATTCTTCTATATTTGTAGAAAATTGTTCTAAAGCAGATGACACAGGAAATATAACATCAGATTTAAGTTTTTTAGTTCCTTTATCTGTTGTTTCAATTAACTCATTATCAATTACATAAATATTTGAATCGACAGCAATATAATTAAAAATGTTAATATCACGAAGCAAACTATAATTGCTAGTAACTACTCTATCTAATTCATAATATTTATATAATTCACAAACGTAATTATGTGGTCCTATTTTAATATTCTGTTTTAACATAATGTATTCTGTAACTATATATAAAAATAAAAAGGGTCTAAATAATAGACCCTTTTACAATAGTTATTTATTCTATTTAATAAACTACATTTACCATACCTTCAGTAAAGAGTTCATTAATATAATCTTTTGCAACAATCATATCCATTGGAGTTGCGGTTTCAGAAGTTAACTTACAAGTCATATCTTCATTCTCAAAAACTGCATCAATATTATATGTTTCTTTAAGGTATATTGTTGCTTCGTTAATATGAGATTCGTAGTCAACTAATGCTTTAACTAATGCTTTCTCATTTTCAGTTAATTTCATTTTAGGTTTATAAATATGTTTATAGATTAATCCAGTCGATTTTTGGTTGATTTGTATTGCCTTTTCTCCAAATATACCAACCATATGCAACTGCTCCTCCGAATTCTGAAGTCTTTTCAAAATCACCACCATGCGCACAATTAATTCTTGTACTAAATACTAATATTTGCTCAGGTGGATATTTCTTAAACATTTCATATCTTTTCTTACCTTCAAGAAAAGTTAATTTAAGCAGCATACAACACAATTTGCCATCTTCCATAATATCCATTGCCTTTTCAACAAAATCTTGTGCATATTTGTAAGGCGGATTTGTAATAATATGACAATTGGTTTTTGTGTTATCTGTTGCTAAGAAATCAAAATCATGTACTCCATATCCTCTTGATACTAAATCAGTAGAAAGAACATTATATCCTGCGTTTTTGAGAACTTCTGAAATATGTCCTTTACCACAAGCAGGCTCCCAAATAAAACCATCTTTCAATTCAGGATAATTTACCTTAATATAATCTACTAATGCTTGTGTTGCTACAGGAGGTGTTGCATAAAAGTCATCTTCTTCTCGAATAACGTTACTATGGTTAGATGCACCATTACATCTAACTGCTGCGAGTTTTCCTCTTTCTGTTTGTTCACCCATAATTTTAATATTTAATTATAACATCCTATCTATTGCTTCTGATATAGCATTTTTAATTTCTACATCAGTACAATAATTATTATAAATGTATTCAGCAATATCATCATTAGTTAAATCAAAAATGTTTTTCAACATATTTAATTCAGAAATTGGAATTTTATTCCATTTGATATTAACATCTAATGTTGGATAATCATCTAATTTACTGAATAACTTATCTAATGCTGGATTGTTTTGTGGTTTAGATTGCAGTGGTTGTGCATCTTGATTTAATAAAGAATCAGCAGCATAATTCATTTCAGGTGTAGATGATTGCATACCCGAAAACATTGCTTCATAATCTACTTCTTCATGTTGACCAGTTGGATTACCATTTGCATCGTAAACATTATCGTCACATTGTATATAATCTCTAGTAAATTCATCACCAGAAATCATATTACCTGAACTTGTCATAATTTGCATACCATCGGAATCAAAATATGAATCACGAACAGTAATTGTTTTACCAGTACGTTTATTATACCATTTACCTGTTATTTGCATACCTGGACCTCCAAGCATATCAGGCATTCCTGTATTATAGTCCATTTCTATCAAAGATATATTTTATATATATCAATATAGAAATTTGATATAAGTTATTTCAAATTATAACGTTTTAATTATGAGTTTTCTTCAAGTATTTCAAGTTGTTTAGAAGGACTTGCATCTAAATATGAACAAATAGTATTACGTATAGTTTTAAAATCTTCAATAAAATACATATACTTAATACTATCTAATGTATTCATAAGAATTTTTGCATTGTTTATGGTATTTGTATCTGAATTTTTAGACTTTGAATCAATCCAAATAACAAGAATATTTACTAAAAGACTTTCAGAAATGTTATTAAACGCTTCAACTGACATACAAAATATATCGTTGTTATAATATTCGTCAATAGCAATACCTATACTCTTTTCTGATTCACTTAAACAATATAACATTGCATTATTCTTATAAGCAATTACCATATCATTAACATCAAAAAACATAAAATGCTCTTTGTTTTCTTTACAAACATCTATATCAAAAGAGCTTGTAAATGTTTTGGCAATATCTAAATCATATTTTGATGATATGTATGTGGCTAGTTTATAAGCCACACACATATCTTTTGTATCTGTAGTTAAAATAAATATCTTTTCCATATTATTCCTCTGTATAATCATTTATAACATCATCAAGAGATGTAGTTGTAGTATCATCTGGTTCAATATCTAATGTTGATAATGGCTCAACAGTATATGGCGAAAGCGTAACAGTATTTATACCAGAAATTAACGAGTTATTATCTAAAATTTGTTCAATTCCAGATAAAGTATATTTACCATTTACAAAATTAGAAAAGGTTAAAACAAACAATAATGTTTTAAAAGATTCTAAATTTGGTTGCAGCTTAGTATTAGGATAATGCACATTCTTTAACCCAAACCCATTAAAACTGTTTGGACATAATATGAATTTGTCATATTTACTTCTAATATAATTAGTTGCATTAAATTTATACGTTATAATTGGTTGTGTGTTTGTAATATATTTTGAATTAAACGGCTCGGGTTGTCTTATTATATGTTTGTCAATATTTTCGGCAAAATCAACAGCCATATATGCAAAATATACATCATTATCTACTTTATATATACTAAGATTTTGGGTTTCGTAAGGCAATTCAAAATTTATCTTTTTAAATGTCTCAAAGTTTCCATACTCTTTTGTAACAGTTTTATTACCAGACATTGAGTAGTTTGTAGGGCTTGAACCAATAAACAATGTACCTTCTTCGTTTTTATTTGCAGAATTACCAATATACGCATTATATGTTGTACCATCTTTACCAACAGAAATAAGTGATAAACGGTTCATTGCTGTTTGATTAGTTGTTATAACTTCTCTAAAATCGAACATTGGAAATACTGAACCATCAAAATCTGATATTTGTTCATCTGTTGAAGTTGATTTAACAGTTGGTAAATTATCTATTTTGTTTTCTTCAGTTGTAACTGTTGCGTTTGTTATTTTACCATTTGTTACAGTGAAGAACTTACCTTTTTGACCTTTATCATTTAAATCACTATTACTTAATTCACCAACATAATCAGAATCTAAATTATTCAAGTCTATTTGAACAAATTTTGGAGTTAAATTAAGATTGTTATTATAATTCATAACATTCTCTTCTTTTGGGTCTCCAATTTGTTTAACTTCATTCCCTGTATAGTAATCACTTGTATCGTTTTTGATTATTGGGAAAATGTTTGTTTCACCAGAATCATTTTTAGTATTTACATTTACTTTATCAAACAATAAATAACTAAACATATAATTATCTGGTGTATAACAAGTCTTAACAAATAACCTTGCAAATTCTGTTGCCGCTATCATTGAACCTAAATCCAAAACCTCACCACCATTGTTTAAAATTGGTTGCCACTCATAATTACCATCTCCATTTCTTACAATTTGGAATAAAACAGTAGTAAATGATTGTTCATCAATATTATTTGTTAATGCATATTGTAATGAAAGTTCACGTAGATTAAAACCAGCTTCGTAATTATCTCCACCATTAATATAATCATCTGTTTTATAAATAGATAATCTATTATCTACAACAACAAAGAAAAGACTGTTTTTAATTATATCTTCAAATGCAGGATTTTCTTGTAATTTAGCAATTACTGGTAACTTAATTTTAAATGTATATGTATTTGTTTTTGAACCTGCAACATAAACAGTTGAACCTGTTTGTAAGAAGTAAGTAAAATCTGTTAATTCAGTATTACCATAATTATCCTTATAATTTTCCTTATTACTAAATAATTCAGTTATACTTGATTTTTTACCATCAGCATTATTTTCTTCAATATTATATGTGTGTAAAACTTTAGGTAAATCTTGTGCAAAGTACTTTTCATCATTAAGTACTTTTTTATCTTCATCAACAAATTTTTGATAAGTATAATCTACACCATCATTAGATAGTACTGATTGTAAAATGATAATGTTTGGATTACCAGCATTTTTACCTGTTGCAGTAACTTCAGTTTTAATATCGTTAATGTACCAATAATTGTCTTTGCCAATATATGGAATACTATAAAGTTTAGTAGTAGAAACACTAATACTATTATCTGAAGAGTATGTTAAAATTGCTTTATATGCTGCTGCCTTTTCAATTGTCGCATCTACAACAATATAACCATTTATTTCAGCTTCTTTTAAGAATATTTCAGGTATATCCTCATTAGTATTCTCTTCAAAAGTTTCTTCTATGAACTTGACATTAATTGGTAAACTATCATAAAATTCACCAGTATTATCGTTTGCATAAAAACTAATTTCAAAGTTCAATGGTAAATAAACAAAGAATGGGTTATTACTGTTTTCGTTATCTACATTATTATCATTAAATAACTCTTTAATAATGCTTTTAAGTATTTCAATTTTTAAACCTATTGAATCGCCATAGAAATATTCATTTTCATTATATAATGATATAGCATACTTTGGTAAAATATTTGCATAATAATCTAATGCAGTTCTAAATACATCACTTTCTTGTAATTCTATTTTTTCATCAGTATTACTAATACCTAAGTTTTCCTTGATATTTTCTATACTTGTAGAATCAATAAAGCTTTCTGGAGCAGTTGCTAACTCATAAATATAGTAGTCAGTTGTATTATCTTTCTTGATATATTCATACAAATTATTATTTGATACGACTAAACAATCTTTGTATGTGTAGTTATTATCAATTACACTAAATTCTAAAGCAATAGGCATATCATTTAATATACCTGTTAAGAAATATGTATAAGTGTTATCTGCAACTGTTTTAGTTACATTACAGTTAATAACTTCTGGTGTACCTTCTAAACCAATATATTCGATAGGAGTAATAGTTGTTATTTTACTGTTACTATCTTGTGTTTTAAGTTTATAATATGCTGAAACACCATGTTTACCAGAGTTACCATCATTTTTATAAACACTTATAGTATCATTTTCACTATCATATTTTAATACTATATACTTTAATATATCAGAAGGCATTACTGTTTCTTCTTTTTCTTTATCAAGAAGACTTTCTATATTAAATTTTTTAATAACTATGCTATCACCCTTAGCACCCATTCGTTGACCAAGGTTTGCTAGTGCTTCGTTATTATAACTTTTTAAAATATTTCCTTGTAATGTATTTATGTATTCTATAGCCATTTTATAGTAGGTTAAATATATATGTCATTTTATAAGCTTTTGTTTTTCCGTCAGTGAAAACACCTACAGGAACTGTATCATATTGAACTGAATATTTCTTATATAAAAATAAAATCAGGTCTCCATCTGAATCTTTTAAACCATATTTTGATAAGTATTTACTAAATACATTTAGTGTTACTTCATCTGTTTGGCGTTCAAGTAATTCATTATATTTCAACTTATTTGGAACACTTATTTTTATTTGTGTTTCAGCATTTAACATTTTACTTGCATCAAAATACTTATATTCAAATGGTGTAAATGTTTTACTAATAACTTTATAATCCTTAACATCTAATTTGTTATTAGCTGTATATATATTCAAATCAACTGGTTTGTTAATTTTACTTACAACACTATCATAAACTATATCACCTATACTTGCAAATTTACCAGTTTCAAGTAGTATTTTTTGAACATCCTTATATTTATAGTTGTATATTTTAGTGTTTGTTGACTTTTCGAAATATGGTATTATTGCATTAGTATAACGTTGTAATTGTGTTACAGACATTGCGCTTTTATTATTTTCTCTAAATATTAAAGCCTTTTCTAATGCTCCTATAGTATTGTTTGTTTTAACTGCATAAATATCTTCTAAGTTAAATACTTTAGGTATCATTATAGTATTGTTTTCAGCTAAAATACTTAACAAATTAATACGTAAGAATGGACAAAGTTGTTTAAATACTTCTGCAACATATGTTTTGTTCTTACTAATATCTACACCATTTATATATGAAATATATTTCAAATGTGGTATATAATTACTTGCAGTATCAGTAAATTTAGAATTGTTATCTAAAATACCTCTAATGTTAAAAATGTTTCTTGTATTGTCAATGTCTACCTTTAATAAGTAATATCCATATCTAACACCATCTAGATCATTTACTGTTAAGTTAAATTTATCAAATATTGTTGATGTTGTTTCTTCTTTATCAAATGAAATTTTATCGTTTGTAAATTGTTCTTTGTAATATACACCAGATAAATTTGTAATATTATCCTTATACTCTTTATTCATTTGAATAACTAATGCAGTATTATCAACATTATAACGATAATATGTGTCTACTACTTTTTGTTCCCAGTTACCGTTTTCATCTTTAGTTACACGTATATGTTTTACTGGTGTAACATTATCTAAACTAAATGTTTTAACTATTTGTGCATCTTTTTTATTCTCAACAAATATACTATCAAAACAAGGATATAAAACACTTGTATCGTTTAATTCATCATCTTTACTTGTAATATGTAATGTTGTTATATTACCAAATTTATCATCATATTCTATATCTGTTAATGGTCTAAATATGTACATATCATTAAATTCTGAAGTATTATCTAAAACACCAAGGTGTTGTGCTAATACTTTATTTAACTTAACGAAACTACATTTAACGACGATATTAAATAGTTTTGATTTTACGCCGTTTTCAACTGTATAGAATAAACGTGTTTTTTCATCAAAGAATATTTCATCTATAAAATTGTTTGAATCATCAAAAATGTTAGTATACATAAATTTAATATTACCATCAGTATCTAAACATTTTTCTTGCTTATAGAAAGTTAATTCATTTTTTACTAATTCATCTCTAAGTGTATATTTATTTTTTCCATACTTACGAACTGTATTTGATTTATTGAATTGCAAGAAAATATTAAGTACTTCAATATTATTTACAATTGCATACATATCTGTAAATTGAATATTTAGACTTTTAAGTAAATCATAATCTTTTGCAGCCCCAACAATTCCAAAATATTCATTTATACGAACAATTGTACTGTTCATTGCTTTAACAGTATCATATATGTCTGCCCCTTGATAATCTAAATTTAAGCGACCTACAGAACCAAATAGAATATCTCTTGAAAAATCGCTAAGGTCAGGTATTAATCTGTTAAATTCTTCTATTATATCGTCTTGTGTATAAATACTATTATTTTTTAACAGTGAATTATCCCAATCAGTCATAAATAATTTTCTGACATCTTCATCTTCAACAGAGAAGTTTTCAATTGCTGTTTCATCATATTGGCTTAACACAAAATTAAACACATTATTAGTATTCTTATAAACAAGATTTCCATTTTCTTCATAAATAATATCATCAATTGCTAAACTTTCAAGTTCAGTTTTACCTTCGTTAATAATGTTCTTAATTTTGTTACAGATACCCTTTATATTAAATGGTAACAAATATAAAACATTATTGTCCATTTCATAATTATACGACTTATCTTCTATAGATGTATCGAAATTATTTTGTTTGTCAATAGCAACTTTTGTAGCAATTACTTGTTCATCATATGATAAAACAGGATAAAATATATGTCCGCAATAATCACCTAAACTATTTGCATTTATATCTCTAAGTATTGAAATACAACTACGACATAAATCTTTATAATATGATTCAAATGAATTGAAAATTTCTGTTTTAGCCATATAGCTTTCAACATCCATTGTATCAATTATATTTGTTGATAGTTTATCTGCGTAATAGTTTAACCAATACTCATTAATAAATCTTTCATTTTTACATAACTGAACACCAAATATAGTATTAGTTTTGTTGTTTGTATTCTTTATATCTGCGAAGCTTTTGTTTTCTGGTTTAAATACTCCATCGTCATTATCATTTATAAGTAATTTTCCTCGTAAATCATCATCAGTTAATTCAATATTTTTATACATAGAACACTTATAAACCGGAAGTATTTCAGTTAATTCTACACCTATAATAGAATTATCAAACAAGTTTGGTTTAGGATCAGTATTATATGTGTATATATGTTCAAGAACATTATTAATATTATTTACATCTTTTTCTTTAACTTGTATGTTATAATCAGTAGTTTTATATGTTTTTTCAAGATAACTATTAATTGACTCTACAGTAAGTGCATTAGTAGCATTACTTAAAAATTCAAATATTTTAACCAATTTTACGTTGTATATTGTACTAATATCGTAATAGTTTTTAGTTTTAATTACTGTTTCTATATTATCTATTTTATCTGTCTCAAGTATTAAATCATTTGAACGAACATATACTATATCATTTTCAAAATCTGGTTCGCCTTCAATTTGTTTTAACATACCATCAAAAGTTATGTTCGTTTTTTCTATTTGCTCTGCTGATTCTACAGAAAGTCTATCATTACCCATGAAAAATAAGTCTTTACCATCTTCGTCAGTTAAAACAGATTTTAATAGAAAACTATTATATGTTGAATTATCATACTTGATAATATTTGACGCAAACATAATGTTTTCATCAAAATACTCTTTATCTTTTATTTCATTTGTCTCTGGATATACTAAAACTGCAAACTTATCTATTTGTTTTTCGTTAACAGGAATTCTATCATAAATATAGTTAAGGTTATACAAAACACCATTATAGTAAACAAATCCATTATCTGTATCTGCCCAGTTAATTGAATCCTTAAAATCATTGAATGAACTTGTTTTAACAGTTTCAAACCAAGTTAAGCAATAATTATTCATAATTGCTTGATATTTACTTGCAGATAATGGATTAAGGTCATTGTATAATTTAATTGTAGAACCTAACGGAAATACCAAATTATACATATTATTTGTACCTATTTCTGCAAAACCTGATTGATTAGTATAATTAGATGGAAATGTTTTATATTTGTAATTGTTATTTTGGTTCTTTGAAAACGCATATGACATGTTTGTAATATATGGGTCTTCATCAGTTGAATATTTTAGTTTCCATCTATTGAATGTCTTACTAAGTTTATTAGCAAATAAATAGTTCGAAATCCATCTATCTTGCATCGAAGGAAATACAACATCCATAATATTTGGTATATTTCCTAAGTTTGATTCCATTAAACCGTTAGTTGTATTAAGTGTTAAAATGTTTTGTGCAAAGTTATCATAATTGGTAGAAAAGTCATACCAATCAAGCTTCACATTATTTTTACCATAATATGCTCCAGAAAATGTAATATCACCGTATAAATATCTTGTTTTTTCAGAAACATTTAATAATGGTTCAATATTAAAATAGAAGCATAATGGTAAACACTGTCTTAAACAAACATTATTTCTCTTAAATCCTTCACTTATTGTATAATCGAAAAGCTGAATAGGAAGTTTTGTATTAAATAATGTAGAAACAGTACAATCTTCAAATTTTGTAAAACCACCATTTACTAAGTCTATACCATAATATACTACAGATAATTTATCATTATCCATAAATATTACATTATTATCTATTTTGCTTAAATATGTTTTAAGATACTTGTATATGTAATTCTTATCATCATTACCATTTTTTGCGATATTAACAATTATTGTCTTTTTAATTGTAGATGTCTTTGCAAAATTACTTATTGTTATATCTAATTTGAAATATTCAGGTATATCGTTAACATTATCTATGTATATTGGCGCAAAACAAGCATATTGGCAACCAGACTTCGAATATGAAATACGTTTAACACCATATTCAAAATCTGTATTTCTTGGTTTTTGTGCTTCTGATTTATCTAAAATTGGCATTTCTTGTTTATTTATTTCAAAACAAGAATCAAAGAATGTATCAGAATATGAACTAAAGAAACGCTTAACATCATATTCCCATGAAGAGTTTAAAAGATTTGCCTCAACACTTTTTTGGAAGAGTTGAGAGCTTAATGGATATATGTGTGCGCCTCTAATATTTGTTTCGACAGTATCTTTATTTATCTTATTGTAATCTAATAAAGTACAAGCAAGTTTAACATTTCCTGATAATGTAGGAATAGTTCTTAGTAATGGTCTTATCATATTTGTTTATACTATATACTATATGTAAAAATAAAAAAGATGTAAATAAAATACCCCTTATATTGAAATTTATGTATATGTATACTATATTTAATATATATAACAATCGTTCTTTAACATATAACAAACGTACGGCAATTCGAGCACAGACCATTGAGTGTAATATCAAATAGACCGCGGTATTTTAATTACACAAAAATATGTTAGTGACAATTTCTATATTAGAAATGCCGGTACCATTAGGAAGGTTATTTCCGTGAGGAGCTATAAGTTGACATTGAGGATTAAGTAAACAGGTTCGCTAAGTTGATTCCTATTCTTCACACCTATTCATTAATTTTTGCTGAATTCGCAAATCCAATGAGGTTAATCTCAACAGATGTCTCGTAAATTTGTCTCGATTCCCGTACAATTGTTATTTTTATTTATACTGGGGTATGGTGTAATGGTAACACAGAAGATTTTGGTTCTTTGGTTCAGGGTTCGAATCCTTGTACCCCAACATTTACTTGCATAGAGACATGTAACTTATGTTATGTAGTTGTTGTCCGAGCAATATTGCAGTGAAGATGCATTATAATTACATAACTACCCATGCGTTGTTCCTATTTATGACTATTAATTCAATAATGGTTCTCGGAATTCGGTAGATACAACCCGCAAGTTTTTTTCATTTGTTCAACAAATTATGGGTGGTCGTGGTATCATATGATACCACGATTTTTATTTTTATATATAGTTACTAATGATGAAATGAAAACATTTAACACATATATACAAGAGAAATTAAGTATAAACAAATCTAAAATTACAAAACATACATTATTTCCTAAGTCAACAGATGAATTAATAGAAATGATTAAATCTGAAATGGAAAAGAACGGAAATGAATGCGATTTAAACCATATTGACGTTAGCGAAATAACAGATATGAATTTCGTATTTAGTGCAAATAAATCAAATGAAAAATTCAATGGAGATATTTCACAATGGGATGTTTCAAATGTAACAACTATGGCGTATATGTTTGATGGTTCTAAATTCAATGGCGATATATCTAAATGGGATGTTTCAAATGTAAAAGACATGAATAATATGTTTGAAGACTCTCGTTTCAATGGAGATTTATCTACTTGGGATGTATCGAATGTTACAGATATGTGCGGTATGTTTTATAATTCCAGCTTCACTGGCGAAAATGGTGATATATCAAATTGGAATGTAGCGAAGTTAAAATGGACAGACCAAATGTTTAGATATACCCCATTAAATGGCAATCCACCAAAATGGTATTTTGAGAGTTAGTATATTTGACAAAATAATTAGCCTAAAATGATATATAAAATAGTATGAAAACATTAAACACATATATACAAGAAAAGTTAGTTATAAAAAGGGATAATGGTCCAAAACATACGTTATTTCCTGAATCAAAAGAAGAATTACGACGTATGATTATGGATGAAATTAAAAACAACCATTATAATTACGAAATATCGTTAAATCATATTGATACAAGTAAAATAACTGATATGAGTTATTTATTTGAATTTGACGGAATTTCTAGCTCGATGAATCATTTTGATGGTGATATATCTAAATGGGATGTATCTAATGTAACAGATATGCGCAGAATGTTTCGTAATTCAGATTTTACAGGCAAAAACAGTGATTTATCTAATTGGGACGTATCTAATGTAACAGATATGACAAATATGTTTGAAAAATGTTATTTACATGGAGAATTAGGAATTTCTACTTGGGATGTTTCTAATGTTACAAGGATGTCATATATGTTTAAAAACGCTTTTATAGAAGATGATATATCTGAATGGGATGTTTCAAATGTAAAATATATTGATGGTATATTTTGGGGCACAGCATTTTTCAATAGTGATATAACTAAATGGGATCTAAAATCTACAATATCACTTAGTAAAATGTTTTATAAGAATAACCATTACAAACAAGATTTATCTAAATTAAATGTTTCACATATTAAATCTATGGAATCTATGTTTGCAGAATCATCATATAATGGAGATATTTCTGGTTGGGATGTTTCAAACGTATTTAATATGGCTGAAATGTTTAAGGAAAGTAAATTTAACGGAGATATATCTAAATGGAATGTTTCAGGTTTACGTTCAACAAGAAGTATGTTTGCAGGCAATAAATACTTTAATCAAGATATAAGTAATTGGGATGTTTCAAGTTTAGATTATGCAGAAAATATGTTTGCATTTTCGGTGTTTAATGGTGATATATCTAAATGGAACATAAAACGAACTACAGATGTTAAAGGCATGTTCCATCACTCTAAGTTTGATGGTGATATATCAAATTGGCATATAACAAGAAAAGATTTATCTAAAAATATGTTAGCAAATTGTCCACTAGAAAAACATCCACCACATTGGTATAAATGGTAAAATTATGAAGAAGTTAAAAGATATTAGAAAAACTAAAAATAAATGACGAGAACTCAACACCAAATAACAAATTTGATAAAGCATTAGAACTTGTCAAATATAACTTCGATAAAACCTTTTCTAACACTAACATAAAATACAGCAAAGGATTAGATGTTAATGGTAATAAAATACAAATTGGAGATTTAGTAATGTATTCTTATAGTTCAGGTGGTTATGAAGAATTATTTATGTTTAGGGTTGGAGTTGTAATTGATTTTGAAAACAATAGTTATGGAAATAAAGTTATACTTAATATAGACGGAAGTGAAGAAAAACCAATAACTACTAAAGTTTATTGTGGAAGTGTAATGATTGTAAAACCTGAATTTATAGAAAAATTATATAAGTAATTCATGTAGAATTTAACACAACATATACAAGAGAAATTAAAAATTTCTAAAGATACAAATGAGTTTACGTTATTTCCAAAAACAAAAGAAGAATTAGAAAAAATGATTGATTCTGAAATTGAAAAGAATGGAAATGAATGTAGTTTGAACCATATAGATGTTAGTAAAATAACAAATATGGCTAAATTATTTTACCGTTCTAAATTCAATGGTGATATATCTAAATGGAATGTGTCTAATGTTGAAAATATGGAAGCTATGTTTATGGTATCTGCGTTTACAGGTGAAAACGGAGATATATCTAGTTGGGATGTATCGAACGTAAAAGACATGTGGGGAATGTTTAAAAGTTCAAATTTTAGTGGTGATATATCTGATTGGGATGTTTCAGGTCTAACAATTATAAATAGTAATATATTTTGGGATTGTCCTTTGCAAGATAATCCACCTAAATGGTATAGAAAATAGTATGAAAAACTTGAAAGATATTATAACAGAAAAATTAGCGATTTCTAAGGCTAGAAAAACTATTATAGGGTCAGGAAATATAGATTTTATATTAGAATGTTCGTCAAAAGATAAAGCTGGTAGAACATTTGATTTATATTTTATTAGAGACCATAGTGATGTCGAGTTTTATAGAGGATTTCTTATTAAATCAAATAAAGAATTTACTTATGGAGAAGAAGGTGAATTAACTTCGTATTGTTTAGGTTGTTGTTTTATGGAAGATTTTGATAACAACAAATACGAAGAAATGATACAAGCATGGAACGCTAATAATGACGACGAATGCCATATAGTTTATCCAAGTGATGCTTGTATGTCAATTAGTAATGAATTAAATAATTTTGTTGCAGCACCATTAGTAGATTTTGTTATACACAAATTAAGCGGCGCAAGATTCTTTGATAAAGATTATTTTGTAAAAGACTTTTTATTACAAAGTTATTATGTTAAAAAGTAGTATGAGAAACTTAAAAGATATAATAGTAGAAAAACTAAGAATAAATAAAGCAAATACCAAACATACTAATGATGATTTGGATTTTGAGTGTTTATTATCCTTAACTAATTGTGCAACTTTAGCCACAAGAAAAGGAGAATATAAAATAATGGGTATTGTTGATGAAATAGGTGATGCAGATTATGTTGGTTATATTGTTAAATTTCCTAGACGTATATATCTTGGCGAAGGTTTATTTGGTGAATCACTAATTTGCTTACGACCAGACTATTATATAAATGAAACAGCATATGATGGCATTTTAGAAATATATCCTGGAGATGATAACTGTATTTGTGAACCAGGACAATCTGCTTATTTATTGCAAGGAGGATTAACTAAAAATCTTTCAACTGTTTTAGCAAATATTATTGAACGTGCTGGAGGAGAAGAGTTTTTTGAAGGAGAAACATCTAAGTTTAAGTTTAATCCAGACTACCTAAAAAGTACTTGGTATGAAAAAAGATAAATCATAACGTATTAAAAATGAAACAATTAAGTAATTATATTTTTGAAAAACTAAAAATTTCAGCATCTGAAAATAATTGGGTTTTTGATTTTGAAGAATTATGCGAAATAAAATCAGAACGTTATAAAGATTTTGAAAAGTTTGGAGATATTCTTTTTAATAACAAACAATTTGGTATGTATAACCAAGTATTTTGGCACGTATCATCTGGAAGACGCCAAAAATTGATGGTTTATGTTCCGGATTCAATATATGAAGAAGTTCGTGATAAAAATCCAAATAGTACACCAAATTCTACAATGATTAATGAAAAAATTGGTAAAAAGTTATCTAAATTATTTGGTACACCTGCTGAACAAATTTATGTTTTTCCTTATAAAAGTTATATAGATGAATTAAACGAATCAGATAGCATATATGATATTTATGACGAAAATCCAGAGTTTATAAAATGGTTACATCATTATACAGATGTTTCAGGTTTAGAATTTAAAAGTTATGATATAAATTACTATTTTGATTAAATAATGCACTAAAATGTCATAAAAATTAAAATATTTTTGTAAAAAGTTTACTTTTTAACAAAAAAGTTATTATTATTAATTAAAGATGTTGAAAAATATAAAATGTTTTTCTATATTCTATATATAAATACAAACATAATATAAAAACAATACAACTATGCGTAACTATAACTCACATATGATTTCGAACAGTTCTCTCCATATTTGTGGCGGAATGATTGTCTATCGTGGTTGGTTTAGTGGCTATAGGGATATTGATGAGTGGTAAGTAAAATGAAATTTTAGGTTAAACATAAAATAAATTTCAATGAGCTTTGCCACAAAGGTGAAGCTCAAATTTTTTATAATGGGTTCTTGGTGTAATGGTAGCATTCAAATCTCCAAAATTTGCGGTAATTGTTCAAGTCGATTAGGACCTGCTAAATTAAATTGTTCATTGAAATTATTGAGGTTTTTATATAGAGATGTATCTCCTCACCCTGATAAGGTGTAGAAAGAGTAATCGGTTACATGTGGGTTCGATTCCCGCCATCTCTACAAAATATTAAAATATGGATTGCAATCCTCTCTTAGATATTAAGATGCTAATGATGATTGCAATTATTTAATTGGAAGTGCTGCTCAGATGGCGGATGGGCGCCGGACTGTATTAATGGAGTTAACCATTTCAAAAATCGGATTTCAAGGTAATAAATGGAATATAGATGAGTTCGAATCTCATACCTTGAACAATCCGGTACATAAGAAACGCAGTAGGTTCGAATCCTACCACTTCCACAAAATTAATTTGCCGGTTTAGGGCGTATATAGGTAACAGCCGCCGGACGGTAATTCCGGTCCTTAGTATTAGGTACTTAATAAACTCGAGATAAACGTACTATTGGTATATAAGGTATGAAGGTTCGATTCCTTCGATGGCACAAAATTATATGGTGTATGTAGGCTAGTTGGTCGATGCCGTGAGATTGTGGCTCTCATACGTAAGATACATCGCTGGTTCGAATCCAGTCATACACCCAAATATCAGGTATATGTATCGCGAATTTCATTTCATTGTATCTCGAAATTTCTTTACAAGAGGTGGTTTACCTGATATTATAATGGAGCAATGGCAGAGGTGGTCTATGCGACGGACTGAATACAGAATAATTCACTGTGACGAATTTGTCTACGTTAATAGGAATATATATATAGAGTTCGATTCTCTACGTAGACACAAATCCGTAGAAGGTGGTTCAACTCCATCTTGCTCCACTTTAATTGAAATTTCAGTATAATTAGGTTCGATTGTTTATTATTAAACTAATTCCTTTTGGATTTAACGTTAAAACAATCGGAACACCAGAAATTATTACAGAATACTTTAAGTGTAAAGATGTTGTATATAATGAATACGTTATAAATAAATTATCTCCTGCAGATATTTATAAAAAATATAATTGTGCAAAGTATATAAATCACAGTGAAACTATTTTACATTTAGTTAAAGAATTTAATTTTATACATCGTAATGTTTCAGAATCTATAAAAAATGCAGTTTTACAAGGAAAATGTTATACAAATTTTACTAATCAATATAAGCAAACATGGCATACAACATGGGAAAACAAAGAAGTATTTTTACGTAGTTCATACGAATTAGATTATGCGTTAGAATTAGATAAAAAACAAATAAAATATGATGTAGAATCGTTAAGGATAAAATATTTTGATACTGAATGTAAAGAATATAAATGCGCTATTCCAGATTTTTATTTAATTGATGAAAATACAATTGTTGAAATAAAAAGTTCATGGACGTATAATAAACAAAATATGCAAGATAAATTTAATGCTTATAAAAAATTAGGGTATAAAACAAAATTGATTTTAGATCATACAGAATATACAGAATTAATTTAATCGCAGTAGTAGCTCAATTGGTTAGAGTGTCACCTTGCCATGGTGAAAGTTGTGGGTTCGAGTCCTATTTACTGCTCCAATTTTTTGTCCGGATAACTCAGCTGGTTCAGAGTGCCTCGCTTACGACGAGGAAGTCGGGGGTTCGAATCCCTCTCCGGGCACAGAGCGATTACCAGAGCGGTCTAATGGCCAGGTCTGCAAAACCTCGGATTCATGGGTTCGAATCCCATATCGCTCTCTAAAAATTACTTGAACTTTGAAATTCAGTAATTAAAAGTTCTATATATTAAATATAAGTTCTTTAATATATTGATAAAACAATGCGTAGGTGTTGGAACTGGTAGACAAACTGGTCTTAGAAACCAGGGCGAAGTAACAGTAGCGTGTGGGTTCGATTCCCACCCTATGCACACATGCGGGATAGTCTAATGGTAAGATGCCAGGCTCATAACCTGGAGACAGTAATTGCTTGCGAAGGTTCGAATCCTTCTCCCGCTACTAAAAATCCTATATAAGGTTGCAAACTTATTTAGGTCGTTCATTAAAATACACTAAACGTTGGTTGGTCTATATGGCGCGCAGAAATGACCAATTATCGATAAAGAGTAATGAGTACATAAATGATTAAGCGTTTATATAATAGAAAAGTTTTT